AGAAAACAGAGTTGTAAAGTGCCCCAAGGGAGGGTTTACTTCTAATAGAATATTGTTAGCAAAAGACAATATGGGTTACTCTATGACTAAGACAGTTATAGAGCCAAATGGAGAGCAATTTTGGTGGTATAAAAATCATCTTGAGAGTTGTTATTGCGTTAGTGGTCAAGGAACTTTGACTGTCAATGGAGAGAAGATAGAAATTAAACCAGACGTTACTTATGTTTTGGATAAGAATGAGAAGCACTTCTTTGAGGCGCATGAGACGGTGGTTTTAATATGCGTCTTTAATCCGCCACTGGATGGAAATGAAGTTCATAACGAGGAAGGCTTTTACGAGAGAAGCGAACATAGATCTCCTGTATATGATATAAAATCTGTTTCTTTAGACATGGTTGTTGCCAACGACTATAATCCAAATAGCGTTGCACCACCAGAGATGGCTTTACTAGAAACTTCTATTTGGGAAGATGGATACACTCAACCAGTTGTAACTGTTTATGATGATGAAAACGATAAGTATGTTGTAATAGATGGTTTTCACAGATACTTAACTTGTAAAAACTCCAAGCGCATAAATGACAGAGAAAAAAATAGACTACCAATTGTTGTGCTAAATAAACACATGTCAGATAGGATGGCTTCGACAATAAGGCACAATAGGGCAAGGGGTTCTCATAACATTGATCTAATGAGTTCAATTGTTTCTGAGTTAGTAGAAATGGGGAAGTCTGATAGATGGATATGTAAGCATATAGGAATGTCTCCAGATGAGCTATTAAGAATGAAGCAAATCACAGGAGTTTCAGCCCTTTTTAAGGATAACGACTTTTCTAAATCATGGGAGGCTGAAATTGAATAGGATATGCCACCCATGGCATTTATGGGAATGTTACAAGTCAGGCTTTTACGATGATAATCAATTTTCAAAAGAAGACAACGAAACAAAGTATATGAATTATTTTTACAACACCAATGGATTTAAGAGGGATATGAATTCTCTTGTTAAAAATTGGAAACATTCTAGTGAGCATTTTTTGTTAAATCCAACAATAAATAGGGTTGCTTGGATCGGTCAGGCATGTGTTTTTAGGTCAATTAATGTTCCTAGAAAATATAAATATGCTTATAACTTACTGCCTCAAGATATACAGCTACTTAATAATAAAGTAGCAAGGGAATTTATAAATGAGTTTCAAAAAGAATACACCGAAAAGTTACATCAACAAGTGGAAATGCTTGGGGTATTTTTATGACATACCAGATGAGGTTCCGCAAAGCTTGTCAAGAGAAAATTTAGCACCTAGTTACAAGGCTTTGGCTATAGCGTTATTAAATAACGATCACGCACTAAAAAGTTTGGGCATGACGCAACCTAAAAGCAAGGCATATTCGATGTTAAAACAAATAGAGCTTAAAGCTAGAAAAGAGAAATGAAGCTATTGGGTGTCATTAATTTGGCACCCAGTTTTGACATATCATAAATGTTTAGCAATGATTAATAAAAGAAGTAGTACTTCACACTTTATTAGTCAGTGACTAAAAGGTTATTATGTCAGAACAAACTAAACCAGCTAATCCAGTTGGTGCACCTGTTAAATATCACGATGGTATACCTAAAGAATTAACCACATTTTTTGATAGACCGTTATATACACTAGATGTTGATGGTAACAAAGTTCCTTCTAAGCTACCTACCATAGAGAGATTTTGCTGCGATATAGATATAGTTAAATCTACATTTTATGTATGGGCTAAAAAATATCCAGAATTATCGAACGCATTTGAAAAAGCCAAGTCATATCAAAAGGATCAATTGATGCAAATGGCGTTAATGGGAATCTATAAAGAGGGGTTTGCTAAGTTTGTAGCTATCAATGTAACTGATATGGTTGACAAGGTTGAGCATAATGTTAATCAGAAAAATATAGAAGTTAAGATTGATAAAGAAGATGAAAAGCTTTAATGGATTTTTCTAAAACACCAAAACAAAGAGAGGCTATCCCTGTACTTGCTGGCAATAAATATGCTGCTTGTTATGGGGGATCATAGTCAAGATCTGGCAAAACTTTTATTATCGTTTATGCTTTAATTGTTAGAGCTTCAAGAGTTAAGTCACGACACGCTATTATTAGGCGAACATTTTCATCTGTCAAAAGGTCTATATTTATGGATACGCTACCTAAGGTGCTATCTATATGCTTTCCAGACTTACCAGTTAAATGGAACAAAACAGATTACTTTGTTACTTTGCCTAATGGTTCAGAAGTCTGGCTATGTGGCTTAGATGACTCAAGAGTTGAGAAAATTCTTGGTATGGAATTTAGTACATTATATTTTAATGAAGCATCAGAGTTAAATTACACTAACATTCAAACTGTAATATCCAGACTAGCAGAAAGGAATGAACTAACTAAAAGAGTTTGGTTTGATTTCAACCCACCAGCAAAAAGCCACTGGTCATACTGGCTATTTATCAAGCAGCTTGATCCAATAGAAAGTGAGCCATTAGAAAACCCCGAGGATTATGGTCACATACTAATGAATCCTAAAGACAACATAGTAAACATAGATGAGGAGTATTTAAAAATATTAGAAAGAATGCCCGAAAAAGATAGGGAAAGATTTTTAGAGGGAAAGTTTTCTGAAAGTGATGATGGCTCTGCTTATTATTCTTTTGATAGGGAAATTCATGTTGGCGAAACAAAACAACTATCAGGAACTTTATTTATTGGTATGGATTTTAATGTCAATCCAATGACAGCCGTTATTGTTCAGTATATTGGTGGTAAGTTTTATGTACATGATGAAAGGTTTTTAGAAAACTCAGACACCTTTAAAATGTGCGATAGCTTAATTAAAGCCAAATACTTTGGAACAGTAATACCAGATAGCACTGGTAAGAATAGAAAAACATCTGGCAAGTCTGATCACAACATACTTAAAGATAATGGATTTACTATCCCTCATGTGTTTAATCCATTTGTTACAGACCGAGTAAACAATGTAAATAGACTTTTAACAGAAAATAGAATTATAATTAACCCTAAGTGCAAAAAGTTAATAGGTGATTTAGAGAAGGTAAGCTGGAAAGATAATAAACTTGATCAAAAGACTGATACTGCTTTAACTCATATTAGCGATGCTCTTGGCTATGCTTTATGGCATTTAGACCCGATAACAAATGCTGCTAGACAGCCTGTAAAAATAGGAATGTATAGATGATTAATCTAATAAAACAAGAAGAAAGACAAAAACTTATTTATGATATGAATAGCGAGAATAATAAAGCTAGAAAACAATGGAGCTTAAGATCCAGTGAGGTTGCTGGTGGTAGATTAGAGCAATATGTTAAAGAAGCTCTATTGAATAAGTTAGCATCAGACTCAGTAAAAGAAATGCCAATTGTTTCTAGTATCAATATTCAAAAAGCTATCGTCGATAAAAAATCTACAATATACAAGAGAAAGCCAACTAGAAGATTCACAGAAACAACACCAGAGCAATCAGATGTTTTAGATTTAGTTTATAAAGACATGAAGCTAGATATGAAACTTAATAAGGCTAATAAAAATTATCTTTATCAAGACCAGACAATTGGAATGATTGTTCCAAAGAACGGAAAATTAATAGCCAGAGTTATGAAGATGCATCAAATAGATGTAGTACCAGCTTCACATGATCCAGAGAGTGCTGATGTATTTATATTAAGTGCATTTGATAGATCACTTTATATTCAATATGACACCGACAAAAAAGATTATGATACTGCAACTGGTTATCATGGTAGATCAGTGAGATCGACCGCTTCAGAAGATCAAGATTTATTAATTGCTGAGAAATATCAATTTCAAAAGTATGTTGAGAAATATATTGTATGGTCAAAAGACTATCACTTTATGATGAATGGATTAGCTGAAGTTCTTGACCCTGAAACTGGTGAGCCTTATGCTGCTGGTCAAGAGTTCTCAATAGACAACCCTATTGGAATTTTGCCTTTCTTTGAAGTGGCAAGAGATAAAGACTTTGAATATTTTGTTAGGTCATCTAATTCATTAACAGACTTCACTATTCAGTTTAATACTCAACTAAGCGATTTAAGCAACAATATTCACATGAATGGATATGCTGTAGGGGTGTTAAAAGCTCCAAGTGATATGATGCCTCAAAATGTAACTATAGGTGCATCAATGCTCTTAAAGTTACCAACTGATAACCCAGAACTTGAAACCGACTTTGAAT